TTCATTGTGATCAAGAATTGACAATTGCTTCTTGTTCCAAGTTCTTCCATATAGGCTAAACTTATCAACACCCAAGTCAATCTCTCTTCCATCAACAGAGAATCTAGCACCTGTTAAAACAGTTCCAGATAATCCATTTAATGCATTGTCAATTGCAATGTTAGCAGAAGTGCCCAACCACATCCAATAATCCTTTGGTGCTCTCGCTTTATTCAAAGCAGCAGTCAAAGTAGATAGGGTTGCGATCACATCAGATCCATGGTCATAAGGAGATCCAGAGTTCAAAATACCACCTGACTTAAGTTCAGACTTAAGACCGTTAGTAGTTTGTACTGCGTTTCCACCAATTGCCATATCACCTACAGATGCACCCGCATAGAAGTCACCTGATCCTACGCCAAACATTAAAGCGTTAGAGATATCACCTCTAAATCTTTGTAATGCTTCGTAGGTACCTTTGTACATGAAGTAAGGCTTACCTTTATACTCAACAGTAACCTTAGACGCTTTAGCAACATCTGAGATTCTGTATTTGTTTTTAAAGATTTGCACTCTGTTTGATTGCTTTGTAAGACCATACTTGATTGAGTCTGGAGATCCAGATCCTTCTCCTTGTGCATTGGAGAAAACAACAAATACGTCTCCTGATGCATCATAGTCTGTAGCAACGCCTGCACCATCAACTGGTACAAAATCAACCTCTCCTGATCCAGAGATTGCTGTAATTAGGTACACATTTCCTGATGCACCCATCATCAAATCACCAACTCTTGAGTTTCCGACTGCGGATGTTGAGATACCTGATTGTTTACCAGTACCTGAACCTGCTTCAGAAATAGTGATTGAGTTGTCCTTATACAATGCTTCGTTTACGAATGCATGGTATACCGGTTGGCTAGTAGGCTTTAATTTGCCCAATGCCTGCATAACGTCAAGGAATCCTTCCTCTTCGTTTTGTACGTCTAAGACGCTTGACAAGATCTCTCTCCCCTGCACAAATGAGTGCTGTAGGAATGATAGAGAACTTATATAACTAGAATTTTCCATAATAACTTTTAATTTTTAAATTTTTAACGAATAATTTTAACATCTGAGTCACCTCTACTCAGTGCACCAATCAATCCTTCTAGAGGACTGTTAGGTGTTTTATAATCCTCACTACTCCTAGTAGGCTTGGCCGGATTCTTTAAATCAGAAACCACCTTTTCTTGACCTAACTCTTGGCCGTGAGAAATAAGAGATGAGTCGTAAACTTCAGGATCCGCTGCAAATGCCAACACTCTGTACCACTTGTCAAAGTCGACTTGACCATTTTCATCTTTGAATAAAGAAAAGAACTTGTTATTATCAAGCGTCATCGCCTGCAAATCCTCTGGATTCTCTACCTCATATGAAAACTTCTCTTCACCATAACTAACTAAAATACGCTTGTTCTCAAGCACATCTTTAGTGTAGTCACTTTGTGAAACAGTCTGTGTCCACTGAGTCATTGCTTCCTCCTGGCTCACAGTATCTTCCTGCTTAGTTTCCGCCACTTCAGGTTGGGTGAATTTCGTCTGTTCGTCAACATACTTTTCTCTCAGTTTGGCTGCATCTGCTTTCAGAAGTTCCTTACCGAGTTCCACCTCTTCCTCATCATACTTGTCTACGTCTAAAGAGTATTTGCTAACTACGTCTCTATTATACAAACGCTCAATGGCTTTTGCAGATAGTGAGGGATTTGCCTGTTCTAGTTCACGTCTCATGATTTTTTCGTCAGACATTTCCTCATAGTTAACTGATGTTGCCTCTAAATACGGAGTCAAGTTTCCAGTTTTATTGTAATACTCGACTGCATCTTTGATGTAGTCATCTTTAAATTGAGCACCTGATGAATCTCTCATTCTTTTGTACTCGTCAAAAAAGTCTTCGAGTTTATCAACTTTCCCACCGGTAAGATCTTTTGCAATTCCATCTAATTGCTCAAACAACTTAACAGTTTCTGGATTGTTTTCTAAACTCTCTTCGGAATCTTCCTGTTCAGAAGTTTCCTGCTCTTCATTAGGTTCAGTAGATCCATCTACTTTTTCTTCTGAAGTTTCTTCACCTGAAGTTTCGGCAACTGGAGCCTCCTCTTCAGTGTTTTCAATTTCTTTATTTTCTGCGACATTCTCTGTCTTTTCTTCCTCTTTGGGAGCCTCAACTGATTGAGCCTCACCATTTTCATCAATTACCTTGACTTCAGATAAATCAAATTCTTCCATATGTTTTAATTTGTTGTGTTTATTTTAAAATTATTAATTAGGCATTCCGCCAGGAGCCGGCCCTTCTTCCATTTGAGCCATTTTTACCCCCTCCGTGAATGCTTCTTTAGTTGGCAGGTTGTCCATTAAATTTCTTTCAACAGCACTACCTTCTTTAATACCTGCTAGTTGCATTTCAAACTCATACTTTTCTCTTTGTAACTTGGATTGCAATTCTGATTTGAGTTTCTCCATTTCCATTTTTATTTGCATCTCCATCTGTATGGTTTGTTGCTTTGACTGTTCGGCAGACTGAGCGGCCTGTTGCTGTATCTGTCCATTCTGCTGCTGTTGCCTTTGAGCCTTCGCTTCCGCTTCTTCTCTTTTTTTCTTGATCCTATATGCTAGAACCTGTTGTGCTTGTTTTAGATTAGTTATTTGTTCTATAAAGACCGCATCCTCGAAGTCAACCTGACCCTGTGCTACAGAGGCTTGAAGAATCTGCATCAGTCTTGCCTTTTGTTCTTCAGTGGGCCTATCTTCAATTTTGACACCAAACTCATGTTTTGAAACTGATGGTGTCATTTTAAAGAACTCCATTGTATTTTTACCCAGAGACCTTATATATCCTTCGATTGGATTTTTCTTTACAGAGTCTTGCAGCCTAACAATAACCGCTGATGCAAGTCTTTCTAATAACCTTCTTTCACCCTGCTCTATGTGTGCTAAAGCGTTATTGGTTGCCTGAGCCGCCAGTTTAGCGGTAGTTGTCAACGATCTTGCATCTGGGGTAGACCCATCTGTAAATTCATTAAGACCAGTTATTTGCCTGATCATTTCAATGTTATTTTGAATAACCTGATAATAAGTCATGGCATCTCGCCCCAACCCGTTTTCAAGTTCCTCAATAGGTTTGTAGTTTGTTTGCTTTCCTGTGATATCAGACTTTCTATAGACAAGTGTACCTGTTTTATTGAACAGATCAATTACGTCCATAGGCTTCATTTGTTGACCGCCTGCACCAAGAGGGATATCCTCAAGGGCACCTAACTCAATCATAATACCTTTTGGTCTTGCCTGGTTGATTGTGTTTTGTAGTCTATACCAAGAAATCTGGATTTGATCTGCAATAGGAATTAGTTGTTCCATTATCCCCAGTGGCTTCATGTTATGAAAGTCAGGAGCAAACAAGTGATATGAAAGATCCGTGTCCATCAGATTTGATTGAACACGCTTCATGTCATTACATAAACCAAAATCAAAACAATACTCTGAATCTACAACCCAAGAAGTCTTGTAAACAGTTTTGTATGAGGACCTGACGAACTTTTTCTTTCTTTTATTATAACTATTATATCCGGCTCGGCCGAACCTTTTGTTTCCTCTCTTGTCAACTCTCGATTCGTGAACCATTTGATCTACAGAAAAGAACTCAAGGTCTAATACCATGATTTTTCTGTCATCATAATGTTTGTAAAATTTTTTATTCGAGGGGAACATTTTAGTATCTCCCTGTCTTCCTGAGTATCTGTCAGCAATATCCTGATATTCCTTTTCACTAAACTGATCACCTGCTCTTTGCTTTAGATCCGCAATAGTCATTTCTGTAATCTCTCCAACATGTATTTTATCAGAAAAGTCTCTTTTATTACAGTGTGATACTATAAGTTTTGCGGGATTTACAACCCTAACTTTTACCGCACCATTGCTGTCAATATATTCTTTATACCCTGCAACCCCATAATCAAACAGGTATTCATTGACTTGTTTTCTTTTTTCATCCATATCGTTTGTATGAAAAACTAAATCAATGCCCTGCTCCATTTCTATTGCTGCATTATGCTTATATGTATAAGACATATGCATCTCTAGTTCCTCGTCATTATCTGGCTCTCCAGGCTTTTGTTTCAGTCCACTAAACTCCTCTATGCCAGGCATTTGTTTAGCCATTGAATTTCTTAGATCCATTTTAGCCTTCTGTTCTTTGTAATAACTTTCGACCTCTGACTGAGCCATGCTATCAATAGGACTAGCGGTGATGTTGTATTCTGATTTACTTAACTTGCCAAGGGCAATTCTTCTGAATTTTGGAACAATGGGCAGTACAGACCAATCAATTGCAAACCAACTTTCGTTGTCTGCGTCATCAACATTTAATAATTGCTTATACTTATTGATTGATTGATTACCCTGTGAGTAGTCTTTGATTTTTGGGTAAGACCCCCTGTTGTTGTGAAATGATTGAGTGCCATGATTTGTATAATCAGACCATGCCGCTTTTGCATATGACAAACACCAATCTTTCCCCTTTTCTTTAGGGTCAACATTATGGTTTGGATAGTTTGCTTTACCGTTATGTTTTATCATCCTACCTTAAACTTTTTAAACATTTTTTTAGCCTCAACAAGATTTCCCTTTCTTTGGTAATTTCTTAAGAGTATATTTTTGTCTGCTATAAGTGTATATCCTGCAGCCATTGCGGCATCAAATTTTGTTGTTTTGCTTATATCAAACTCTAACCAGTCTTTTAACAGTCCTGGAAAACAAACTTTTTCAATATTAGTTTCTATATAATCTTCAGTTACTTCTGCAATTTGCTGATGTGTTTTTACCGATCCGCTCATCCCAGGTTTTGTACTACCAGGTAAATACATTAAGAAAGAGGAATATCCTCTATCCTCAAAATAATTTTTAATCCCTATCTTGTTATCCTCGAAAAGAAGTTCACAAGAATAGTAGTGACAACACTTCAAAACATCTTCGTAAAATTGTCTTGCGGTGCTTGGTCGGTAAATATATTCAACTATAAAAGAACTGTCATAAAAATTTGATATCGAATTGTGTTTCTTGTATACATAGAAGGCTCCGTTGGACCTTCTTTGGTCGACAGTAGAATCATGATCATAAGGGTCACACCCCATAACGAAATCTCCTTTTTTAGTTGGGAAAAAATTCTTCCCTCTTTTTATCACATTGTTTGCGTCCTTATGATCATCAAACAAATATGACACCTTAAATCTACCATTACTCATTGGCTTAAACTCAACGTAGCCAGTCTCTCTGTCGCCAACCCATTCAAAGTTTCCCACCGTATATAAGTTATCGTTCCAAGATATTCTGTCTATTTGGTCGTTTAATTTCATTGCATTGAATAGTGAACGCTCACCGTCTATTCTGAATGCCTCCTCAACAGTGAAGGGATTTCTTCTAATGATACTCGAAAGAGCACGATCATCATTGACAAGATTTGCACGCTCAGCCAAATAATACTCCTTAGCACGCCCTTCGTCTGCGTGACCATACTTATCAAAGTATAGGGTTTTGTATGAGGGAGTAAAGAATCGAAATAGTCCACTGGCAGTTCTACCATGAGCGTTCCTATCTTCTTGGTTGCTAGAGTCCCAAAGCCTTTTAAAAGACTCACCACCTGATTCCATTTCCTCGACAGTGGTTGTATAAAGTAATTTTCCGATGTATTCACCATCCAACTCTGAACAGAACCTGACAACATTGTGCCTTTCCCAAACATCAACCTCCATAGTTTTACCAACCTCATCACCAAGGTACCTATGTAGTTTTGTACCGTCATATGCATACTTATCTGAACTCTTCCAATCTATCTGACTTTCAAGTTCTGGTTTTCCCAAATCCTCCAAGGACCTTCTCCCACGCTTAGTTGTTCTGTAAAACCTCAACTCTGAAGTTGGGGTGACACCCTTTGACTGATCATACACAGGTCTAAAGAAGTCTGGTAGTTTTTTAAATGGGCCAACTATTGATTTTGCAAAAACATTATTTTTCGCATCACTAGCGGTCTTAGACTGTATTCCTCCGTTTTTGTTTTTAGATCTAGATACTAAGTCGAACATAAAAACACCCGCCCTAACCGTCTTACCCTGTCTACGTTTTGTTAACTCTATCATTCCCAGACAGTCAGGATTTTCTATACAAGACTGTAAAAAATAAAAATACTCTTGATCAACCTTTCTAAAATTTGGGTATCCAATATCTATTTTCCACCAGTTTAAAAACAAATAATGTAAGCCAGTTATATATTCAGGGGTGCCATTATTCATAAACCACACTCCATTTAGTCTCCTGTCCCATTCTTGAGATCTAAAGTTTTCTAACTCAACATCGAAGTAATCTTTGTCTTCAGCCTGTTTAGATAACTCTTCATTTCTTTTGTAGTCATAATTATCAGGCAATTCAGTTCTTATCCAGACCTGGTCGGATTTTTTAGATGAACTTGTTATGTACGGTCTTTTCTCAAGTTCGCCACTAATTACGTTAAATACCTTTCCCTTTGGGGGAATAGTAAATTCAACTCCCTGAATGTTAACTATCATAAATTTGCAATAAATTCTGGTGTCAATCTTTTGTCTGCTTTTATTACCTTAAGCAACTCCTGATCCTCACCGTACAGTTTCATATAGTACGAATCCAACCTATCATTAATAGTATTGAGGTCATCCATAATTTTAGATTTAATTTGCAAGGCTTGAAGTATATCCTTATCCCGCTCACCCTCCACCGGACTCAATAGTTTGGTTTGATACTCAAAGAATGTTTGTTCGTTTGAAACTATCATAGACCATATTCTGTTGTTTTGCTTTCTTAAAAACTCATCCACCATCTGAACTAATTTTTCTGATACAAAGAAAAATAGGTCATGTAAAAACGTACCATCCTTGGTTAAACTATATCCAGACAAAATAGCGGCTTGCTCTTTTCTAATTTTTAGATCTGGAAATTGTTCTTTAAGTGGAGTGTTTTGGTCATACATGTAAAGAACATAAGCAATCATTTGATCATCAGCGAGTTCAAACGACTTAAACATTTTTATTTTTGGGAATGCTTTCTTCAATGTGCTCTTTACCTTGAATGGGTTAAAGATCATTTTATCAAAGTCTTCCTTATTGAAGATCTCACTCAAGGACATACTGTTGGTTTTCGGTAAAAATAAAATTTAAAATCTGTACACATGTAAAAATTTAACTTTCAGTTTTGATACATCATTTTGGGTATAAAATTTTTACAGCGTAACAGAGGCCAAAGATTATATTTACGCTTAATTTATGGGTTATGGCTCTCTATCAGGGTAAGCAAGTTACGCTTAACAAGATTATGAAATCAGAACGTCCTGCTAAAAAAAGCAAGGTGTATGTGAAAAAACCTAACGGCAAGGTTACGGTTGTTCACTTTGGAGATCCAAACATGAGAATTAAAAAGAATATACCCTCTAGAAGAAAGTCTTTTAGAGCAAGACATAATTGTGACAATCCAGGCCCTCGTTGGAAGGCGAGATATTGGGCTTGCAAAACATGGTAAAATATGGCAACTGAAATTTCAGAATCAACAAAAGTACAATTAGATCTCAAAACTGTAGGTTTAATTATTTTCTTCTCAATTAGCATGGCGGGAACATATTTCCGATTGTCTGCTCAAATTGACCAAGCAATGCTTGAGCCCGCACCAGAGGTTTCTAAAATTGAGTTTTCCTATAAAGACAAATTGACAAGATCGGTAGTTGAGGGTGTCCAAGCGGATGTAAACACCATCAAAGAGGATATAACAGAAATAAAGGAGAGCCTTGCAAAGATGGAGGAGAGACTATATGACTTAAGTAGATAACCATGAAATCAATAATCACAATAATATTCCTGTTACTTGCTTCGGTTGCATACGGACAAGAATTTAAGGAAGACATTAGTGTGGTTCAATTCTCTGCAAGTTTTGTAAAGGACTCAGAAATAGACTTAAAAAAACTAAAAGATTGTAGTACATACACTTTCTATATAGAAAAAAATAAGGTTTACTTTATCAGAGAGAAGATAGAATACCTGCCTACAGTTCTTGTTTACCAAAATGGTAAAGAGATTATGAGAGTTGAAACTGGTATATCAATGGCATTCCCAGAAGGAACTGGTAAAAAAATAAGAAAGAAAGTAGAAGAATTAATCGGAAATAAGTTTTGATGAAAAAATTACTATTATTATTAGTTCTGTTTAGCACATCGGTTGACGCTCAGATATTAAGAGATGTTTTTAAATATTCTACAGTATTTGGTTCGTATACAGAAACCAGTCCTCTTTTTACTACGCCTATGTATTTTGTTACACAGGACGGTGAGGTAAGAGATGTGACGGCAGAAAGATCAAATGACTATGTTGTTTCATATGGTATAAGAAAAATTGCTCGTATGGATTATGAAAACAGAACTAATAGGTTTTATGATGGTAGTGAGCAAAACTCATCCTTATCCAGTAACATAGGGAACATCAAAGGTTTGGAATATTTATTTCAATATAGTAAAGGAAGACAACAGGGTAGGGACTTTAAAAGCGAAAGATATTTAATAAGGTACATTGCCAAGTATTGGATAGGCAGAGTTGAAATGCAAAACAACGGGCTAATATCTCTTAATTATAAAACAGCAGATTTAAGACTAAGATTACCTATTGGAAAAAAGTTTAGTTTATCTGCCGGAGTTGCGGTTAGAACTCATAAGCCATACGGATATAATCCTATTGATGAATATTTAAACTCAATGTTGGTTGATGATGACGGTAATGAGTATCCTGCAAACTGGTGGGACCTAGCATATAATTATGGATTTCAAGATGTGGGCTACGGTATTGACGCAGACTTTGACGGGCAAATTGATCAATCAGATTGGTATTGGGTAGACGAAGACGGTGAAAGAGTTGCAGATACAGATTTAGATTTTCGTAGAAATGAT